TGCGTGCTGTCGGTACTCAAGCTGGCACCAACCCTGTGTTCGTGTACGGCGTCTCGCTGGTCTACAGCAAGAAGTACGGCAACTGATCCAGATGGCTTTCCAGGATACGCTGGCATTTTTGAACGTTCATGAGTTCGGGGTTTCCTGCACTCTTGGCGCTTCAACTTTTGTCGGCATCCTGGATTCGCCTGTGGAGGTGCTTGCGGGTGGCATGGCTTTGAGTCGGGAGTACTCGTTATTGGCGAAGACTTCTGACGTCAGCACTGCCGCCCGTGGCACTGCCATTACTGTTGATTCGGTCTCCTATACCGTCAGAGAGAATCGAGCACTTGATGACGGTTTGTTTTCGGAACTACTATTGAGCAAGGTTTGACTTTGAGGCTATGAGCAGCATTTTCAAGGTCAACACCAGAGCTAATTGGGCAAACCTCAATCCCGTGTTGCTTCCGGGTGAGACTGCCGTTGAGACACAAACCAATAACGTCAAAGTTGGAGACGGCGTTTCCGTTTGGAGCAAACTGCCGTATTTCTCCTCGCCAGGGTATTGGGGTTCGTTTTGGGACGACACGTCGCAGACAGCAACGGCTAACACACCAACTGCAATTTACCTGCGTCAACGTGATACGGGCAGTCAAGGTATTCGTGTTGTTTCCGGCACTCGCATCACGTTTGATTATGCTGGTGTTTACAGCATTACGTTCTCAATTCAATTCAGTAATACGGACAACAGCATTCACGATATCAACGTTTGGTTGCGCAAGAATAACGAAGGCAGCGCTGGTAACGTGCCGGCTAGCGACAGCCGATTCAGCATCATCGCAAAGCATGGCAACGTTGACGGCAACGTGATCGGCTGCGTCAATTTTGTGTTGCCTGTTGTCGCAAATGATTACCTGGAGTTGATCTGGGCGACATCTGACGTTGACGCTTACATTCATGCTGAGGCAGCAGCCACAAGTCCTTTTGCTCATCCGAGCATTCCCGGCGTTGTCTGCACTGTCGTTCAAGTTGCTTCTGCCTGACCATGGCTGACACCCGCCGCGAATTGATCCTGGCTCGCATTAAGAGCAATCTGGACACGATCACAGGTGCAACGGTCTACAGGAGCCGTGTGGAGCCTCTGGCGCGTGGTGAGTGCCCTGCTGTCATCGTCGAGCCTGTCAACGATCAACCCAGCGAAGAGTTCTATAACAAGCTTCAGTGGACACTGCGTGTGCGGGTGACGGTGCTGGTGCGGGCCAATGTACCTGATGACGATTCAGACACTTACACGCAGCAAGTGCACACAAAGATCATGTCTGATCCAACTTGCAACGGGTATGCGCTTGACATCAATCCTGATCGTGTTGACTTCAGCCTTTACGAAGCTGATATTCCGCTTGGGGTGATTAGTATGGATTACATGGTCATGTACCGTTCCGGACGCACTGACCTGACCACAACAGGCTGATCTCATGGCTAAGGCAAAAACACCAAAGCCTGTACCCAATCCTGGCGTCGGGGGCACTTACCTCTTTGACGTTGAGACAGGTGAGCTTAAACTGTTGTCAGAAACTGATCCTTCTGGAGACGTAACCAATGGCCGGGAAGATTTACCGGAAACGGACGGTTCTCGTTAAAACCGAGGCCACATACGGCACTGACTCAACCCCGGCTGGCAGCGATGCCGTTCAGGTGCGCAACCTGGAGATTACGCCTGTTGAAGCTGACGTGCTGTCACGGGACCTGATTCGTCCTTACCTTGGCAACTCGCCTCAGCTCATCGCTAACACTCGCGTGTCGGTGACGTTCGAGGTTGAGTATGCAGGTTCTGGCACTGCTGGCACGGCACCGCGTTATGGCGCCCTGTTGAAGGCTTGCGGATTCAGCGAGACTGTCGTTGCTGCGACCAGCGTCACCTATGCACCTGTCAGCGCAAGCTTCAGCTCTTGCACGATCTACTTCTCGATCGACGGCATTCGCCACAAGGTGACCGGTTGCAGGGGCAACTTCAGTCTGAACCTGACTGCCAACCAGATTCCGGTGATCAACTTCACCATGACTGGTCAGTACAACGCTCCTACTGATACTGCTGATCCGACCCCGACCTTCACCAACCAGGCGGCACCGCAGATCTTCAACGACACCAACACCACCACCTTCAGCCTGTTCTCGTCTTCGGCTCTTGCACTGCAGAGCTGCCAGGCAGACATCGGCAACGAGGTTGTGTATCGGGAACTGGTCAATAGCGACAAGGAAGTGCTGATCGTTAACCGTGCCGCTTCTGGTACGTTTGCGATTGAGGCTCCTACCCTTGCCACGAAGGACTTCTTCGCTGCTGCTGTGGCTGGCACCACCGGCGCCTTGAGCTTGGTTCACGGCACTACGGCAGGCAACATCATCACCCTGTCCTCGTCTGTCGTCAGCCTTGGCAACCCAGCGTATGCTGAAGACCAGGGTGTGGTCATGCTGAACCTGCCCTTCACGCTCGTCCCGACCTCCTCGGGTAACGACGAAATCACCCTCGCTTACACCTGATCCGCATGGCTTTCGTTCTTAAAAAGGTCGCGTCTTACAAATGGCCAGTCACGGTGGAAACACCTATTGATGGCGGCAAATTTCAAAAGCAAACGTTTGACGCGATCTTCAAAAAGATGAGCCGGTCTGAATTTAATAATTTGGTTGAGCAGGGCGATGATGCCTTGGTTGATCAGATTGTTGAAGGATGGGAGGGCATTACTGATGAGGACGGCAAAGAAATTCCTTTCACTCAAAAGACGAAAAAGGAATTGACAGACGATCCTTACGTGATGCGTGCGCTGATTACTGCTTATGCAGACAGCGTGATGGGAGCTTCACAAAAAAACTAAAGGACGCTGCTCGTCATTGTTTTGGGGCGAGTGGCGAGGACGAGGAAACTGAAGATGATTTAGTCGCCTTGGGTTTGATGCCTGAGGCGATTGCAGATTTGCGGTCTCAACGAAAGGCGCGTGACTTTGGGGTGTGGGAAGAGAACTGGGACATCGTGATGATGTTCTTGCGCATGCAGACGCAATGGAATGTTGGGATGTCAGGTGCGACTGGCCTTCACTACCCTAGTTTGGAGTCTCTCTGTAGACTGTATTCAGTCAAGGAACCTGTCGTCATTTTCGAAGGCGTACAGATCATGGAGCGAGAAGCCTTGACAGTCATGAACGAGCGCAAGTCATGAGCCAAGTCACTGAACTGCTGGTACGGATCAAGGAGCAGGGCGGTGAGCAGCTCACGCGGCTTCAAGGCAGCCTGAAAAATCTTGCGCAACAAACTGCTGCAACAAATATTAACTTCAAGGAGGCATCTGCAGAGCTTCGCAGAATTCAGCAAACGTCAACGCAAAGTATCAACAACCTGAAAGGGTATTCGAGTGCTTGGCGTGAGATTGCGAATAGCGTTGACATTGCAAGCTCTGAATTTAGGCAGGCAACAGCAGAAGCTGATCGTCTCGATCGTCAATTAGCCGAACTTCAAAATAGACAGAGGGGTGGAATTGCCCCCGCGGGTCGAGGGCGTGGCCTAATCAAAGGCGCTCAAATTGCGGGCACCGTTGCTGGCGCAGGTGTCTTCGGCGGCTTTGAAGGGGCCGCTGGTGCCCTTGTGGGTGGTGTTGTCGGTGGCGTTCCTGGATCAATAGTTGGCGCTGGCATAGGCGCTGGTGTTGGACAGACTCGTCAAGTCCTGGGCCAGACTGCAACTTTTGCTGCTGAACTCTCGAAGCAAAGGCAAGCGCTTGAACTTGTAACTAAGAACGCATCGGAATACCAAAGAGCACTGAATTTCATTGACCGTACTAGCCGTTCACTTGCAATTCCGCAGGACATTCTGACTCGTCAATTCACGCAGCTCACCGCATCAGTCAAAGGTGCTGGTGGTAATGTTCGTGATGCTGAGAAGGCATTCATTGGTGTCGCCTCTGGCATTAGGGGTACTGGCGGAAGCCTTGAGCAGCTTGATTCTGCCTTAACAGCAACTTCACAGGTCTTCAGCAAGGGCAAGGTTAGTGCTGAAGAATTGAGGCAGCAGATTGGTGAGCGACTGCCGGGTGCATTTAGTTTGTTTGCCGAATCGCTTGGCATGACCCCACAGGAGCTTGATAAAGCTCTTGAAAAAGGTCAGGTAAGCCTTCAGGATTTCCAACTTTTTGCCGAGAAATTATTTGAGCGTTACGGGAAGTCAGCGCAGATTATTGCCAATGGCCCAGACGCTGCTGGTGACAGGCTAAAAACTTCGTTGGCTCGATTGAGCGAAAGCGTTGGCACCTTGTTGAAGCCGATTGGTGCGGCGTTTCAAAATATATTTGCTGGCATTATCAAGGTTATAGATGAAGCAATTAGGAAGCTTAACGCGTTCCTTGGTTTGGGTAAAAATAGAAAAGAACAAATTGCTGATCTTTCAAAACAGGTTTCGGTTCTCGACAAACAATTGACTGGCTACGAGCGTCTTGGACTGCAAAGGCCGCTAACTGGATTCGAGCGCCGCTTTGTAAAAAACCTTGAAGAACGCAGGGTTTCCTTGATTGCGCAGAAGGGTGCGCTCGAAGCTGCTCAAAAAGCAATTGAAACAAGCCAAGGCGAGCCTCCTTCAAGACTGCCCGGAATCACCGAAGATCAAAAGGCAAAAGAGGCCAAAGTGCCTGTACTTCGCTTGACTGATCTGGTTAGCAAGTCAGAAAGAAATGCTGCACTCGCAGATAGCAGCTTGCGCATACAAGAGCTAATTTTGATAGCCAAGAAAAAAGGATTTGAATATGACGAACAGATTCTTCCAATTATTGGGCAAATATTAAGTGCCAATCAAAAGATCAGATTCGAAGAGGAGCAGGCGAAAGATCTTAAAGAAAATAGGCAACAGCTCCTGAAGAATGGCATGACAATCGAGGAGTATTTGACAAGACTTGCGACAAGTAACCTTGAAATTGAAACAGCGCGAATTAACAGGAAAACTTTGTTTGTTCGCCTTCAACAAGCGGATCTCGAATTCACAAAAGCACAGACAGAAGAACGTGCTCAGCTTGAGAAAATTATTCTTCAAACTGAACAAAACGCAAGATTGCTGACCGAGAGAGATCGTGAACGCGCAAATATCAATAGGCAGATTGCCGAATTTATTGAACGCGCAGCAAAAACTTTAAGTTCTGAAGAGCTGGCCGCCGCCGTTAAGCGCTTGCGTGATGCCTTGATGGAAACATTGAAGGCAACAGAAGGCTTTGGTAATCAACTTGCAAAATCATTTGCTGACACAATTAAAAGCGCTGACAACTTGGCCGCAAATCTTGGCGCAAGCCTAGGCAATGCATTTATTGGCTTGAGCGATCAGTTTGCTGAATTTGTCTCAACAGGCAAAGCTTCTTTTGCCGACTTTACACGCTCTGTTTTGCAGGACTTGTCAAAAATTCTTATCCGTTTTGCGACGTTCCAGTTGCTTAAGACTTTTGTCCCAACAGGAAGTGCGCTTGGCAAGTTTCTAGGTTTTGCCGATGGTGGTGTCATGACCGCCAATGGTCCAATGCTGCTGAAGCGTTACGCCGCTGGTGGTATCGCAAATTCACCGCAGCTTGCCATGTTTGGTGAAGGCAGCCAGCCAGAAGCGTATGTGCCCCTCCCTGATGGCCGTACAATCCCTGTGACGATGAAGAATGGTGGCAGCACCAATGTTGTCGTGAACGTTGACGCAAAGGGCACTAACGTGCAGGGTGATCAAGGGCAGGGCAACGCTCTGGGACGCGTTATTGCTGGCGCCGTACAGGCAGAATTGATTCGTCAGAAACGCCCTGGCGGCTTACTCGCGGCATAAACATGGCAGCCACTACTTTCACTTGGATCGCCAGTTACCCTGCAACGCAGGTCAGTCAACCCAATGTTCGAACCGTGAAATTTGGCGACGGTTATGAGCAGCGTTTGCGCTACGGTCTGCGCACCGATTTCAAGCAGTGGGATTTAGTGTTTGAAAATCGCACTGATGCAGAAAGATCTGAAATTCTCAATTTCTTAACAGCACGCGCTGGCGTTGAGCAATTCAACTGGACGACACCACACGGCTCTACAACAGCTTTTGTCTGCAGCGAATGGAGCAATGAGATTGTCGCTTACAACTTGAATACTATTAGCGCCCGTTTTAGGCAGGTGATTGACATATGACAATGATGTTTGAGGAGCTGATCAAAAGCTCCCCGTTTGCGATTATCGACCTTTATGAGCTGCACCTAAACGCGGCTGTGCATGGCACGAACGAGATCTATCGCTTCCACAACGGCGCCAATGGCAAGCTGACCGGCACGGGCGACATCGTTTGGAAAGGCAACCCATACATCGCACTGCCGGTTGAGGCCGAAGGTTTTGAATACAGCGGCAACGGACAACTGCCACGGCCAAAGATCCGGATCGCCAACCTGTTGAGCACGGTCACCGCGATCATGTTTGCGGTCAACGAGACCACGATCGGCAATGACTTGACCGGTGCAAAGTTCATCAGGATCCGCACGCTCAGCCGTTTTTTAGACCCGATCAACTTTGAAGGTGGCGTCAACCCATACGGCACACCCGACCCAAACGCCGAGGCGCCGCAAGAGATTTTCTACGTCGATCGTAAGGTGACCGAGACGCGGGACTTTGTGGAGTTTGAGCTGGCGGCTGCGTTTGATTTAGCAGGCGTGCGTGCACCCAAGCGGCAGTGCATTGCAAACATTTGCCAATGGAAATATCGCGGACCGGAGTGCGGCTACACCGGGACTAACTACTTTGACGAGAACGACACCCCACTGAGCAGCTCCCCAGCGCCAGATTTTCCGGTAGGCACTGCCACGTTGAACGCAGGGTCAAGCATCTTCCTTGAGCAGCAGCTGACCTCAGCGAACCGCTGGTATGTGGCGCGGCTTGGGCCTCGTGGTGATCTGTTCATCCGCGACAAGTCGCAGCAGGTAAGCCAAGGGTTTCTATGGCAAGCCAATACGGCCAACCTAGGCGGCTATCGCTTGACGATGCAAAGTGATGGCAATCTGGTGCTCTACACATCCAACAACGCTGCTATCTGGTCAACAAATACTGCAAATATTGGCACACCTACGGGTGTCACATGGCTTGACTGGCTTCCTACTGACATTCGCGCAGGCCGCAACGGTGCGTTCTTTCACGAGATCTTGGGGGATGCCGACACTTACGCAACAGGCACAGTGCGAACCGCTAACTATACGTTCACCGTTGGTAGCCGATCAATAACTTTACAATTATCAGCTACTTGTGAAGTTATTCCAGCGGCCGAAGCGCCATTGTATCCAGATGGAACGAATAGATGGCGTCAGACAGGTGGCACAGGAGCTGCAGCAACAGTTGTGAGCGCAAGTGGCTTGTGGCGTCTGAATGAAACTTTTAATGCCACCATCACGACAAGCCCAACCAACCCGTTCCGCAGCCCTGTTGGCTATGGCACTCTCGTGACTGTGTCTTCGGTTTATCAGATCAGTACAGCAGGTAGTTACGCCAATCGGGCCGTGATCCAAAACGACGGCAACCTAGTGGTCCTGAACGCAGCAAGCACGGTGTTGTGGGCTGCTGGTATTTCACGCGCGGGAGAACCACGCATTCAAGACGGCACAGGTACTGAATTACAAGATGTGTGCGGTAAAAGGTTGAGTAGTTGCAAGGCACGCTTCGGTGAAAACGCCGAGCTGCCGTTCGGCTCGTTTCCTGGCGTTGGAGGGTTTGTCTGATGGCGTGGAAGGATGACGCGCTGACCCATGCGCTGGCCGAGACACCGCGAGAGGCATGCGGGTTGGTGGTGGTTGTCAAAGGCCGCAAACGCTACTGGCCGTGCCGCAACCTAGCGCCAACACCAAAGGACTTCTTTATCCTTGACCCTGATGATTACGCAGCGGCTGAAGATACCGGCGAGATTGTGGCGATCGTCCACAGCCACCCGACCACTCCGGCGCAGCCCAGTGATGCTGACCGCATGGCGTGCGAACAGAGCGGCCTGCCGTGGTTCATCGTCAACCCTGGCACTAAAGCATGGTGCGAGCACAAGCCAAACGGCTACAAGGCACCATTGATTGGCCGCGAGTGGGTGTGGGGCGTGGCTGACTGTTGGACGTTGGTGCGTGACTGGTACGCCGAGGTATGGGGCCTTGAGCTGCGTGATTGGGAACGGCCGCACAACCCAGCGGACTTCAACGTTAACCCGATGTTTGAGCGGTGCTTCACCGACACCGGGTTTGTGATCGTGCCTGATGATCAGGTGCAGGTGGGCGATGCGCTGCTGATCTCGATGGATTCACGTGGCCTGAATCATGTTGCCGTCTACGTTGGCGAGCAAATGATTTTGCATCACATTCGTCACCGCCTTAGTTCCCGAGACATTTACGGCGGCTATTATCAGAAGAACACGGGCCGTGTGCTCAGACACTCCAGCAGGTGCGCGTGATGCTGAGGGTTATCAAGGTTTACGGGCCACTGGCCAAATTCCTGGGACAGCGTTCGTTCAAGGCGGCGGTCAGTTCCCCTGCAGAGGCGGTGCGTTTTTTGCTGGCCAACTTTCCCAAGCTCGAAGCCCACATGGCCGAGCATCATTACAAAGTGAGCGTGGGCCGGTTTGAACTTGAGGCTGGCGAGCATCCTGAGCAATTGCATTATCCGGTTGCAGGCTTGGAAGCAATTCGCATAGTGCCGGTGGTGCAGGGCGCCGGTGACATTGGGCGAATCTTGGCTGGCGTTGCACTGGTTGCTGCTGCAATTTTCATTCCTGGCCTTGGCCTGGGCCTTGCTGGTGCAACGGTGACTCAAATTGGTTTACTGGGTGGCGCATTGATTTTGGGTGGTATTGCGCAAATGTTGTCACCTACGCCGCAGCTTTCTGCAGGCACTGACAGCGTGAACGATCCGCGCAAGTCCTACAGCTTCAGCGGTATCCAGAACGTGAGTCGTCAAGGCGTGCCCGTACCGATCATCTATGGCGAGACTGTTGTCGGCAGCGTGACCATCTCGGCTGGCATCAACACTGAAGAGGTGGCCGTCTGATGGATGACCTGATCATTGGCGGCGGCGGCGGTGGTGGTGGTAAAGGTGGCGGCGGGGGTGTCTCTGGCGCATCGGTTGCCAAGGACAACCTTGAATCCAAGCAGTTTGCCCGCGTCATTGACCTGTTGAGTGAAGGCGAGATTGAAGGATTTCCCAGTCAGCGCGGCTACACGGTCGGCACCACGGCTTGGTACAACGCAGCGCTCAAGGACATCTATTTCAACAACACGCCTGTGCTGCGCGAAGGTGCAGACCCTGCGGCGACACTGACCCGCGCTGATCTGAACTTTGAGTACACAACAATCAGCTTCAGGCTTGGCACACAGAACCAGACCTATCTGACTGAAGTTGGCACATCTGTTCAAAGTGAAGAACCGGTCAACGTAAAAGTCACGAAAGCATCGCCGGTCACACGCACGATCACCGACGTGAACGTCAATGGCGTCAGAGTCACGCTATCAGCACCAGCGCTGCAGATCTTTAGGAGTAACGGCAACGTTGATGGCACAACGGTTGAGTTCCAGATTCAAGTTTCGTACAACGGTGGACCTTATACAACAGCCATCCAGGACTCTTTCGTTGGTCGCTCGGCTGACCTGTATCAACGACGCTACCGCGTTGACCTGACGCAGGCGCCGCCGGTCAGTGTGCGCGTGGTGCGGCTGACGGATGATGCCCCTGTTAGTGGCGGATCGGAAAGTATTCAGGATGAGATCTACTGGGCAAGCTACACCGAACTGATTTACGCCAAGACGGCATATCCCAACAGCGCCGTGATTGGGATGACCATCAGCGCTGAACAATTCAGCAGCATCCCCTCGCGGTCGTATCGGGTGCGTGGCATCAAGGTGCGCATCCCCAGCAACGCGACGGTTGACGCGACCACAGGCCGATTGATTTACGCAGGCGTCTGGGACGGCACATTTCAAAGCGCCAAATGGACCAGCGATCCGGCTTGGGTGCTGTGGGACCTACTCACGTCGAAGCGATACGGCTTTGGTGATCACATCAGCGATAGCACGCTCGACAAGTGGTCTTTCTTCGCCGCGTCGCAATACGCCTCAGCGTTAGTGCCTGATGGCTTTGGCGGTCAAGAGCCACGGTTCTCCTGCAACGTAAATATCCAGACGCAGGAAGAGGCCTACAAACTGGTCAACGATCTTTCTTCGGTCTTCAGGGCGCAGCCGTATTGGAGCACCGGCAGCCTGACGATTGCGCAGGACCGGCCGGTTGACCCTAGCTATGTGTTCACGCAATCAAACGTGACCGAGGAAGGGTTCGCCTATAGCGGCAGCAGCTTAAAGACGCGGCACACGGTTGCGGTCGTCAGCTACCTAGATCTAGAAACGCGAGACATTGCTTATGAGGTGGTCGAAGACGCGATCGGAATTAGCAAGTTCGGGGTTGTCAAAGTCGAGGTGTCGGCATTCGCGTGCACAAGTCGCGGACAAGCGCGGCGTGTTGGCGAGTGGCTGCTGTACTCCGAACAGAACGAGACGGAGGTGTGCAGCTTCACCACATCAACGGCTGAGGGCATGGTGGTGCGCCCTGGGATGGTGATCCGCGTCGCTGATCCTGTGCGTGCTGGCAGGTTCCGTGCTGGTCGGGTTACAGGTGGCACGGCGCAAGCGCTGCAGCTCGACCGTTCAGCCGAAGACATGTTCTACGACGGGATGCCAGCACAGTTCGACTTCAACGTGGTGTTACCTGATGCCACCACGCAGTCGATTGCAGATGTACTCGGCACCGCACTCAACGGCAGCACGCTGACGCTGCCCACCAGCTTGAACGCTGTGCCGCCTGTCGGTGCACCATGGGTGATCGGCACCACAAGCCTGCGGCCATCACTGTGGCGTGTGTTGTCAGTGCAGGAGCAGGACGGCGGCCTGTTTGCCATCGCCGCGCTGTCTTACAACAACACGAAGTTCGACTACATCGAGCGCGACCTGCCGCTGCAGCAGCGTGACATCACGGTTCTCGACCGCACGCCTAACACACCAACAGGACTGCAGGCATCTGAACTGCTGTATGAAAGCGGCGGGCAGGTCTACAGCAAGGTGCTCATTAGCTGGCAGCCTGACCCAATCGCGGCACGGTTTGAGCTGCGTTATCGCGTTGATGGTGGCAACTGGAGCACAGTCAGCACGCGGGCGCCAGACCACGAGATTCTCAATGCATCGGCGGGGCGGTATGAGTTTGAATTGACGGCGCTTAGTTCTGGGCTGCGCAGGTCTGGCATTGCAACATTGACCTTCCTTGCGCTGGGCAAGACAGCACCACCAGCCACCATCCCTGATCTGTTCATCGCACCGATCGACGAGAAGAACGCTGAGCTGTACTGGCCGCAGGCTGTTGACCTTGACGTGCGTCTGGGTGGTCAGGTGCGCATCCGCCACACCCCGCAGATCGGAATCAACGCCACATGGGGCCGCGCCAATGACATCGTGCCAGCAGTAGCAGGCAGCAGCACCCGCAAGATCGTGCCATTGCTTGAAGGCACCTACTTCATCCGTGCGGTTGACTCGACCGGCAACGAATCAGACGGCACTGCGTCGGTGGTGGTGGATCTGCCTGAACCGCAAGATGCGCTATTGGTGCAGACCTATCGCGAAGACGACGACAGCCCACCGTTTCAAGGTGCGCGGACGGACATGATCTACAGCTCCGACGAGGGCGGTCTAGCACTGGGCGTGTCTGGCCTGGTGGATGACATCCCGGATTGGGACGCGGTGTCAAACATCGACTTTTACGGCGAGACGGTTAGCTCGGGGTCGTATCAGTTCGTGAGCACACTGGATCTGAGTGTTGTCTATGACATCGACCTGCGGGCCATCCTGCAGACTCGTGCGTTCTCGCCTAGCGCTTTCTGGGATGAGCGGGTGGACCTGATCGATCTGTGGGATGACATTGACGGCGATGATCTGAGCGCAACCAACGCCAGCCTGTATGTGCGCACCACTAACGACAACCCGTCAGGCACGCCAACGTGGGGGCTATGGCAGCCGTTTGTTAATGGCACCACGCGCGGTCGAGGATTCCAGTTCAAGCTCGAAGCGACCACCAGCAACCCAGATCAGAACATGATCATTGAGCAGCTTGGTGTTGTGACGCAGTTCCAGCGGCGCACTGAAACCCAACGCAACCTTACGAGCGGTGCGGGAACTTATACGGCGACGTTCCCAAAGGCGTTCTATGCCGCGCCAAGTATCGGCATTACTGCGCAGGACACGAGTCAGGGCGACTACTTCACGGTTTCGAGCGTGACGCGAACCGGGTTTCAGATCACATTTAGGAACAGCGGGGGTAGCATAGTGAGCAGGACCTTCGATTATCTGGCGGTCGGCCACGGCCGGGAGATCACCTAATGGCTCAGGCAACCGACTACTCACTGGCTAACCAGTCAGGTGCCAACTTCAGATCTGAGCTGAACACGATCCTGGCGGCGATCGTCAGTCAGAACAGCGGCTCAACCGAACCGACCACGACCTACGCGTTTCAGTGGTGGATTGATACCGGTGTGAGTCCAGCATTGCTGAAGCTGCGCAACGCGGCAAACAATGCATGGATCACGGTCGGTGATGTCACGGCTGCCAACTTGGGGCTGCTGACTGCGGCGACTGCGGCGAGCACCTATCTGCCGCTGGCTGGTGGCACGGTCACAGGTGCGCTTGAGATCGGCACGGCTGGCTCGCTGGTGTTTGAGGGCAGCAGCGCCGATGGCAACGAGACCACGCTGGCGGTGACCAACCCGACCGCAGACCGCACGATCACGCTGCCTGATGCTTCGATCACAGTTGCGGGCCTGAATCTTGCGCAGTCATTTACAGCGGCGCAGCGTGGCAGCATTTCGGCGTTGACTGATGGCGCAACGATCACGCCTGACTTTGCGGTGGCCAACAACTTCTCGGTCACGCTGGGCGGCAACAGGACACTGGCCAACCCGACCAATCTGACAGCAGGGCAAAGCGGTGCGATCTGGATCACGCAGGATGGCACTGGTGGCAGGACGCTGGCTTATGGGTCACAGTATGACTTCACTGGCGGCACGGCCCCAACTCTGAGCACTGCTGCAAATGCTCGTGACTGCCTGATTTATGCGGTGCAGTCCACCACGCAGATCACCGCCACCCTGATTACCAACCTGAGCTGATGCTTGTCCCCGGTTCCGTCAATCCGCTGCTGCTCACTAGCGCTGCAGGTGCTGCCGCTGGGGGTATCTCACGCTCGCTGCGCTTCAATAGTAGTGACAGTGCCTACTTGTCCAGAACCCCCGCATCTGCTGGTAACCGCCGCACTTGGACCTTTAGCTGCTGGGTGAAGAGATCAAAGCTTGGCACTTTGCAGTATTTATTACAGTCACTTGGTGGGGGGTCTTATCGCGGCGCTCTTTATTTTGAGACTGACGATAAACTCTATTTTTATTTAGGCAATACAAGTTCAAATATTTATACAACAGCCGTATTTCGGGATGTTTCTGCTTGGTATCACGTAGTAGTAAAGATAGACACAACGCAAGCCACCCAGGCTGCTGGCATGAAACTTTACGTGAATGGCGTAGAGCAAGTAGTCACCAATGTAGGCACATACACCCAAAACGACGAAGGCTGGATTAACAGCACTAACGCACATCAAATTAGCGGCACTTCTTCTTTTTACTTTGATGGGTATTTAGCCGACATTTATCTGCTCGACGGCACCGCAACCACGCCATCGACGTTTGCAGAGACTGATGCGATCACTGGGCAATGGATGCCAAAAACCCCAACGGGCATCAGCTACGGCACCAACGGCTTCAGGCTGACCTTTTCGGATAACTCCGGCACCAGCGCCACAACCCTCGGCAAAGACAGCGCAGGCAGCAATAACTGGACGCCTAACAATTTCTCAGTGGCATCTGGTTCAGGAAACGACTCCCTCGTAGACGTTCCCACTAATGGGTCGCAGACGGATACAGGCGTGGGCGGTGAGGTTAGGGGGAATTACTGCACGGCTAACCCAGTCGCCACCAGCTCTAGCCTCACCCTCTCAAACGGCAATTTACAAGTTGTAGGCGGCTTGGTTGGGTCGGCAGAGTATCGCGGAAACGGCACGATTGGCGTGTCATCTGGCAAATGGTATTTTGAGACCACCCTTGTTTCCGCTGGCAATAACACTGCGATTGGCATCGGTCAAAACAATATTACAACGCAATATCCGGGGCAAGATTCCCTATCGTATGCGTTTGTGTTTGAGCCATCAAAGAAGATCAATAGCAATAGTCAAGCCACCTACGGATCGTCGCTAGGTGCTGGCGATGTATTTATGTGCGCCTTTGATCTTGATAACAATAAGATCTTTTTCGGCAAAAACGGGACTTGGTTTGACTCCTCGGTTCCGGCATCAGGCACAAGCCCGGCCTACACGCTGACCGCTGGCACTTATTTGCCAATTTTTCGCCCGCAGAAAGATTCTGGAACATGCGAAGTCCAATTCAACTTCGGCCAACGCGCCTTCGCCTACACGGCCCCCAGCGGCTTCAAGGCGCTAAACACGGCAAACCTGCCCACTCCGGCGGTGGTGAAAAGTAATACGGCGATGGATGTGGTGCTTTACACCGGCACTGGGTCAAGCCTGACGCTTCCCTACGCCAGCAGCACACCAACCAGCATTGCTTTTACGCCCGACCTCGTGTGGATCAAAGGTCGGTCCGGGGCAACTGATCATGCGCTCTACGACGCGGTGCGTGATGTTCAGAAGGATCTTGTTAGCAACAGTATCGCCGCAGAAACAACGCAAAGCACCGGCCTAACCGCATTTGGCACCAACACCTTCACCATAGGCAGTCTTGCCAAACTCAACACCAGCTCAGCCACCTACGCCGCTTGGATTTGGGACGCCGGAAGCTCCACCGACCCCAACAACACAGCAGGCTCCATCACTTCTAGTGTCAGGGCCAACGCGACGGCTGGGTTTTCCGTAGTCACATGGAGTACAAACTCGTCCAGTGGTAACGCCACAATCGGCCACGGTCTAAATGTTGCGCCAAAACTGATCATCATGAAGTCGCGTAATGCGACCTACAACTGGGACATCTACCACGGTGGAATAAGCAACGCAAAAGATGGGCGGCTTGTTTTTACGACAGCGGCTTTTACAACATCTTTTGTTCCGTTCGGCGGCGTTGATCCGACATCCACCGTATTCACCATGAGCCAGTCGTTCTACGGAACAGGAATTGACTGCGTCGCCTACTGCTTCGCCCCAGTAGTCGGGTACTCTTCTTTTGGCAGCTATACAGGCAACGGCAGCTCGGATGGGCCGTTTGTTTATACCGGGTTTAGGCCGAGGTGGCTGCTTATCAAAAATGCCAGCGTTGGCAGCGATTCATGGCAGATCTGGGATGCGGCTCGTAGTGACTACAATGCCGCTCAAAAATATCTCCTGCCAAATACTTCTGGGGCAGAAGGCGACAATTCGGCCTTTGCTATTGATTTTACGGCAAATGGCTTCAAAGTGCGAAATACAAACACTGCATCCAATGGCAGCGGTAACACGCTTGTCTACGCCGCCTTTGCCGAATCACCCTTCAACTACGCCCGCGCCCGCTGACCCCACTAGAGAACAAGACCTGTGTGGCGGCTTGACACGGTGGTAAGGTGGCGGAGCAGCGGTGCGCTAACACCCTGCCCCATGACCGCCGATTGGAGGATCGACGATGACCCAAGATTACAAGCACCCCATCACCCCACCGCCGGAAGTCATTGGTGACTGGTGGATTGCGTGGGACGCGTTGGACGAGTCAGAGCGACCACGGCTTGAAGACTTCATCGCCGCCCGCGCTGCCCAATGGGGCGCCGATCAGGAGCTGGAGGCGTGCTGTGAGTGGCTAGATCGAGAAGGTTGGTCTGGTGAATCACGACAACTCCGTGCCACACGCCGCCCCAAGCCACCGAGCTTGAAGGAGCAGGCCATCGCAGTGCTGAAAGATGCTCAGATAAATCCAGCGCACTACGACATCCTTCTTCGTGGCCTGGAGTCAATCAATGACTGACACCCGCAAGCTAATTCAGCGTCTGACCGAAGAACTGGATATCGCTGCAAGCAATCTGTATTTTGACGAGTATGCCCCGGACATCAAATCGGCACTTGCTGACGCTCAGACTTACTTGGCCCAACCTGAGCCGCCGAGCTTAAAGGAGCAGGCGCTGGCAGTATTGGATGACGCTGAACTGGACTCAGCCCATTACAACATCCTTCTCCGCGCCCTGGAGCAGCTCCCTGACCCCTCGTAGTCATTCCAACTTCCATGTCTAACGAAATTACCCTTCTTGATACCATCACCGAAGTTATCAGTAATAGTGACGACGCCCACCACTTTAGGGAAACTGCTCTGGAAGCTGTTTGCTACGCCGCTTCATGGCTGCGAAAGGAAGGTTTTTGGCAAGCAGCCGATGTGCTGATCACTGAAATCAACGGTGATTACCGTGAACTTGAGTAGTCGCTTCCCCTTGTGCTGGCTTGGATCTAGACTGCCAGAACGGACCCCTTAGCTATGCCTTACGCACTCCCAGACGGCCGGACCCTTCCCATGGATGCGCCATGGAGCTACGAAGGCATCCAATATCCCGCTAACTGGCTGAGACTCAGCACACAGCTTGACCGCGATCGGCTCGGCATCGTGTGGGAACCAGATCCTGAGCCATACGATCAGCGGTTCTACTGGGGACCGGGGCTGCCTAAAGACCACGGCCAACTGGTCGAGCAGTGGGTGCAACAGACACGCACCACGGCGAACACGCTGCTGGCCCCTACTGACTGGATCATCATCCGCGAGGCCGACAACGGCAAGGCTGCTGACCCGCTACTCAAGACCTGGCGTGAGGACATCCGGCTGGCTACTGGTGTGAAGGTGGGCGTGATCCGTGACACGCTTGACACCGACGACTTAGCTGCCTACATCACTGGCGCCAACTACCCCGTGTGGCCTGCTGATCCTTACGCGCCGCAGCCGGTGGCAGAAGAGCCTGCAGAGGAGGCAGAGGAAGAGCCTGCTGAAGAATAATGGCTGTCAAATCTAAGGTAGGTGCAGCACGTATTGAGCACCAGCCAGGCCCGCCAAAAACTACCTCTCAAGGTCAAGGAAAGCAGTCCAGGCCTGAAAGAAAAGGGCGCAAGAAATTACGCGGTCAGGGTAGGTAAGATCAAAAAGTATTTGCGGTCGAGCCATGTCTGAACCTAATTTCTGGCGTGGTGTCAAGCAGGACGTCATTGCTGGCGTTGGTGTTGCCGCAACCGTTGCCGTCTCGACTGGCATTTTCTACCTTGTCTATACAGTGCCTACCAAGCTGGATGACGTCTTGAGCAATCAGTTGAAATTTGAGAAGCAGGTGAGCAATTTGGAAGGACGTGTTATGGATCACGAGGGCAGGCTTATCAAACTCGAAATGCAAAAGTAAGCTAGTAGCAGACACCTAACCGTCATGGACCCCACCACTGTTGCTGCTGTTGCGATCCTGGTCGCTGCTGGTTCTGAAGTCATTGCGCTGCTGCCAATCCGCGAAAACTCTTGGGTGCAGCTTCTGATCAAAGTGCTGAAGCTTGTCTTCCCAAAGCGCTGAACGACAAGACGACATGGCTGTGGCGTTATCAAAGCCGTGACTGGCGGCATGATTTACAGCGTGCTGCGCAGGGACACAAGTTTCACGCGACGTTGACGCCACTGCTTGATCGTGAGATTGATCGTGTCAACAAGGTCATTGATCTTGAAAATGAACGATCAAAGCGTCGTCCTGTCGTAATTCATGAAGACGTCACACCAGAGCAGACAGGTGACAGTCGTCTTTTAGGTGGGCCAATGTCAATCTCTTCCCCTTGGAACGATGAAAACCCAGAACCGCCTGAAGCTAGTTGATCTGTTCAAATATTACAAAGCGTTACCGCATCAAACTGCGGCGATCTTTGAATTGGAAGCGGAGTTGTTAAAGGAATGCCCTGATTTGTTGAACAGGGATCAGGAGTGGTTCAAGACCTGGACGCAGGCTGGCAAGCAGGATGTTTTTGATAACAACTGGGTTGGCGTTGTTGCAGCGGCAAAGAAAGGTGGTGCGAAATTCCCTGAGCTTGTTGCGGCGCAGTGGGCGCTTGAGTCTGGCTTTGGCAGGCATGTATCAGGCGAGCACAATTACTTCGGGCTGAAGGGCACAGGCACCAGTCGTAACACGAAAGAATATGTGAACGGCAGATGGATCACGATCCTTGATTCGTTCCTGGACTTCCCTGACCTTGAGACCTGCGTGTTCTATCTGGTCGAGCGCTGGTACAAGGATTACAACGTGTACAAGGGTTGCAATAACGCTGCAACACGTGAGGACGCTGCTCGATGGCTGGTCAAAGAGGGTTATGCGACAGACCCTGCCTATGCGGACAAATTGATCAAGCTGATGAATGAACAGGACCCTGTGAACAAGCCAAAGCCATCTGGTGGGTTTACGCCTGACAAGCCGTTTGATTACAAGATCACACCCAATATCTTGTACGGCGAGCTTGCGCTTTATGACAACAGGCGTCGTTTTGCGAATCAGTCGCAATGTGACACTGCTGTTGAGCTTTGCGTGTTCCTTGAGAAGGTGCGTGCAAAGTTTGGCAACAAGGCGATTGTGATCACGAGCGGGTATCGCCCCCCTGCTGTCAATGCTGCTGTTGGTGGTGCTGCCAACTCAGAGCACCTGTACAACAAGCCTGACACGGGCGCTGTGGACTTCTGGGTGAAGGACGTGGACATCTACAAAGTGCAAGAGTATTGTGATCAGACCTGGCCGTGCAGCGTTGGTTACGGGGCCAAGAAAGGCTTTGTGCACCTCGGCATGCGTCAAGGTCGTCCTCGTATCCG